CATGGCCCTCCGCCGGACGATGAGAGGATGGGACGAACGTGCTGAATAGGATCGTGATTATGGGCCGCCTGGGCCGGGACCCGGAGTTGCGGTACACCCAGGCGGGGCGGCCGGTGGCCTCCTTCTCCCTGGCGGTGGACCGGGATTTCAAGGACAAGGCCAGCGGCGAGCGGGCCACCGACTGGATCCCCGTGGTGGCCTGGGAGGCCCGGGCAAAATTTGTCCAGCAGTATTTCCACAAGGGCCAGATGGCTGTGGTGGAGGGCCGCCTCCAGATCCGGGACTGGACGGACAAGGATGGGGGCAAGCGCCACAGCGCCGAGGTGATCGCCGACGGCATCTATTTTGCCGGGGGCAAAACGGCCCCGCCCAGCGAGGGCAACGCAGACGAGAGGACGCTCCCACCTCCGTCGGCTGGGGAGTTCCAGGACATGGACGATGACGGAGGGCTGCCATTCTGATGACAATGACATTGTGCTGGAGCTGCCGCCGGGCGCTGGGGACCATGGGATGCCCCTGGTGCGAGTACGACGAGATGGCGCACCGGGTGCGGTTTGAGCCGGTGCCCGGCTGGACAGCTGAAAAACAGGTGCGGGCCCACGGGATGACCTCCTACACGGTGATCCGATGCCCGCTGTACCTGGAGGACGAGGAGAGGGAGATCCAAAATGAAAATTGAAGATCTGATTGCCGCACTGAGGCGGCTGAAGGTACAGACTGGCTCTCTGGCCTGCCTAGGCTGCGAGCAAGAGCACAACTGTTCCACCAGTGGTTGCGCCATCATTCGGGAGGCGATTAAGGCGCTGCGGGATGCGCCGTGGATCAGCGTCAAGGACAGACTGCCCGAGGATCGTGGCAATGTCCTCGTTGTGGCTTTTTGGCATGAGCGGTGGGGTGTTTATATGGGCTGGTGTGCTCCAAAGAGAGCGGAATGGAGTGTCCATGTTGGGATTGGCGACAGGGACGATGTTGCCGTCTCCCACTGGATGCCGCTGCCGGAGCCACCGGAGGTGACGTGAACATGGATATGAAAAATTTTATACAGGAGCGAGATGCGGCACTCCTGTCCCTGGATGAGGAGAGAATAAAAACATACTGTCAGGCGTGGGGAGTACCTATCCCAGACTCAAATGAAGTGTTCTGGCGAGCGGTCCACAAGGCCATCTGCAATATCACCTCAGCATCCACAGAACAGAGACGCAGGAGCGCACAGTGGCTGGCAGAGCACGGCTCTACACCGGAAATATGAGGGAGACGTATGGAGAGATTAACATTTGATGGGGAATTTTGCGACATATCCATGTGCCGAGAGGAATTGGGTGGCCCATTTTGCGAGGAGGGCTACTGCTCCCAGCGCAGGGTATGGGAGCGGTTGAAATCCATTGAGGACATCCTGGGCGGCGACTACAATCTGGACCGCCTCCGGGAGCTGGTACAGGCCGACCGGGAGGGGCGGTGCGTGGTTCTGCCGTGCATGATTGGAGACACCGTGTATGTCCTAAATCACCATCTGGGTCGAGTGTTTGAAAATGAGGTTGCTGGGTTTTCGGTGGGGTACCCAAGCGATAACAGGAACAATGTGTCTACTGTTTATGTCGGGAAATACGGATCTAAAACATTCCGGAGGTGGAAATTCCAACGATTTGGGAAAACCGTATTTCTGACCCGCGAGGAAGCCGAAGCAGCGCTGAGGGAGGAGATCGCCGATGAGCGATAATGATACACTCCGCAGGATCGTGGGGCGGCTGGGGCCGGAGGAGATCCTGTGTCAGTGCGCGGAGGAGTGCTCTGAGCTGGCCCAGGCGGTGCTCAAGATGCGCAGGGCTATAGTGGGCACCACGCCGCTGACAAAGGGCGAGGCGCGGGTCCTCATCAACGAGGAGGTGGCCGATGTACTCAACTGCGTGGAGGCCCTGGAGACCATCAGCATTGTGGACCGGGCCCATGTGTCGCGGATCCAGGCTGAGAAGCTGGAACGGTGGGACAGGCGGACCAGGGAGGGTGTGACATGAGCGGGATGCTGGACAAGTTGCACCAGAAGCACCTGATCGAACTGGAGGTGACGCGCAATGTGACCCGGCAGGAGATGGTGGATTTTGCGGCGATAGCATTGAACGATGCGTTTGGGTTTGGCCCAGAGCGATGCAAAAAATTTGTGGACGCCCTGAACGCCGCAGTGAACGAGACGGCGGACATGGTAGATGCAGACACCAGGGACATGGAGTACAGCATTGCGAAATTTGAGGAGCGTCTGAAACAGGTGGTCGGACCGTATTACATGCCCCGGAACGAGCGGTATGGGTGACCAGCACAGGAGCGATGATGGATGATCTGCTGACTACAAACGATGTGGACACCATCGCCCGGGCTCACCGCCGCTGCCGGGAGATGGAGGTCGAGCGGACAATGGGAACGCTGCGGGTGCGGGTGAGCACCTGCCCCGCCACCCGGGCCTGGTCTGTGCCCTACCTGATCCGGATGGAACGATGGAGGCCGGGGGTGTACATCACAAAATATTTTGACAGTGTGGAGGCGCTGAGAGAGGAGTTGGAATATGGCGCGATTGACCTATCAGGACGCTGATGGCAGCTGGGGGCTGCATGGTGTGAGCTGGGACCAGCTGGCTGCATTGCCGCCTAGGGTGTATGGTGCGTTGGTCAAACTGCGGGACCTGGAGGCCCGCATAGAGATGGAGACCGGGGATGCCCCGGCAGAGATAGAGGGAGGAGGCGAGACATCATGGATCCAGCAGAGATTTGTGCGAGTGATCTAACGCAGCAGGTGATGGTGATCCAGCTGCCACGAGGAGACCGGGCCGAGTCGGATCTGTCGGCGTACCGGGACTATGTGGTGGAGTCGCTGTCCCAGGGCGTGCTGGTTCTGGGCTCCGGAACCACCTGGGCGGTGGAGACCGTCCCAAGTCTGGGCGGGGTTCAGATCCAGCGGGATTCCGGGATCCTCCGGGCCCACAGCGTCCCGGAGCCCAAGGCGGATCCAAAGCCGGACCGGCCGAACCCGTGGCGGGAGAAGAAGGAGGTTCTGGACCGGCTCCAGCAGTACCGCCAAGTGGGCGGCCTGGGCTGTCTGGAGGCGGTGGCAATCCAGTGCGGCGGAGATCTCACGGCGGACAAGCTGCGGGGCGTTCTCACCGGAGCTGAGAAACTACCCATTGAGCAGTGGCGGCTCATCCGCCGGGCCCTGGACCAGCTGGAGGAGGGCGGAGATGAGTAAGGCAATCAAGCACATCAAGGCCGGACTGCTCCACATTGAGGTTATTGGGACGATCCCGGACCGGCCGCCCGGCAGGCAGGGGCGGGCGGCCCGGAGCCAGGCCACCTCTCCGGCCCAGCAGTTTTACAATGACAAGTGCTCCTGGCGGGAACTAGAGCTGGTGGTGGCGGCCAACTTCGGCCGCCGGGCTTTGGTCCTGACCCATACCTATGATGATGACCACCTGCCGGAGAGCAAGGACGCGGCCAATCGGTACTTTGCACGGTTTATCCGCAGGTTCCGGGCGGCCCGCAAAAAACGGGGCGCGGAGCTGCAATATATCTATGTAACAGAGGGGTACCACGAAAAACGGGCCAACGACTGGCTGGTGGAGGACGGGACCCTGGAGGACCGGAGGATCCACCACCATGTGGTCATCAATGCCACGGATGTGGATGATCTGGAGGAGATCCGGAGTCTGTGGCAGGGCGGCGGGTATATCCGGGCGGAACCGCTGGATGTCCACTATTATCGGGAGCTTGCCAAGTATATGACCAAGGAGGCCCGGGAGTTTGGCCGGCCCAAGCCCGGAGAGCGGACCTGGCGGTGCTCGCGGAATCTCCGCCGGCCGGAGATCGAGTACATTGAGATCCCAAGCGACAGCGTTACCCTGACGCCGCCATACGGAGCGGTGGACTACGAGCCCTTCTGCGAGCGCAATCCATACGGATACGGGGACTGCATCGGGGCGCGCTATCTTATGTTTCCTGTGAGGGAGCAGGCCGAATATACCTATACGCAGCCCAGGCAGCGGAAACGGCCGCCACCTAATAATTTTTTGCCTTGAAACCAGTCTTAATAATTCGTCCATGGTGGAGAAAAGGAGGAAAAGCCCTTGAAGTGTGGACCGAAACCTGATAGAATATTCCCAGTGAAAGGCGGATATGTTCTGTGCCCGAAGTGCTTGGAGTCCGGTCTCCGGAATAAGCTCCAGGAAGCGCCGCCGGACATGAAAGCCATCCGGTTGCGGCTGTACTGCCGACAGTGCAAAAGCCGGTACATCGTGAATATCGCAGAGGGCCAGTGTCGAGAGGACCAGAGCTGATGATCTACCCAGTGGGGGATCGTTGGCTCTGGTTTTTTGTTTTGCCCGGAGGTGATAGCCCGTGGCCATGACGCCGCTCAGGCCCTGCCGGCACCCAGGCTGCTCAGCCCTGACCCGGGAGGGCTACTGCCAAAAACACAAGCCCGCCAGGGCCCCACGCCGGGCCTCGGCGGAATACCACAGCTGGTACAGCCTGCCCATCTGGACGGAGGACCTGCGACCGGCACAGCTGCTGCGGGAGCCGTTCTGCCGCGCCTGCGCCGCCCAGTATCCGCCTGGAGATCCCAGGCACCGCACCAGGGCCACGGTGGTGGACCACATCGAGCCCCACCGGGGTAGCTGGGCCAGGTTCATCGACCCGGCCAACCACCAGAGCCTGTGCAAGCGCCATCACGACCAGAAAACGGCCCGGGAACAGGCCGCAAAACGGCGAGAAACGGGGCACTGATTTGGGGCGCCGTGAGAGAAAATGCGGCGACGCTCGGGCGCGGGCACCTGGACGTGGGTGCCTGTGGGCGCGCCCAGGGAGGCCGAAGGCCTCACCACCTCCCCCCCGGGGGAGGAAACTTTTGACGGGAGGCGCCCCAGACCGTATGCAGCCCTCGGTGAGGGATTTTTTCCCCACGGGGCAGAAACGCGAAAGGAGATGAGACCATGCCAGGACCCAGACAGAGGCTGAGCGTGCTGGAGGCCAACGGCCGCAAGCACCTGAGCAAGGCTGAAAAGGCCGAGCGGGCGGGGCAGGAGGTTACGCTTCCGAAGCCTGCAAAAATGAAAGTACCCAGGTGGCTGCCGGAGCATCTGAAAGCTGACTTCCGCGCCCTGGCCAAGGAGCTGCTGGAGGCGGACATGGGGGCGGCCCAGCTGGACCGGGACACCCTTGGGCGCTATGTGGCGGCTCAGCACCAGTTCACGGCGGCCTGCCGCATGGTGCAGGACGCCCTGGACCAGGAGGACCCGGACCTGGTGAACAAATGGACCAAGGCCCAGAAGGCCTATTTCGACCAGGCCAGGGCCTGCGCCAACGACCTGGGGCTCACCATCACCAGCCGGTGCCGCCTGGTATTGCCGGAGGGCACCCGGAAGCCGGAGGAGAGCGAGTTTGAACGCCTGATGCGGGAGAAGCGGGAGCGGATGCAGCGTGCCTGATACCATTTGGCTCACCCCCTTCCTGCGCGTGGTGCGGCCGGAGGACGGCTCCGTGCTGCGGTACAGCCCGGAGGCGGTGCAGGACGTGCTGGACTTCTTCTCCCTGCTGTGCTTCGGACAGAACGAGTGGGCGGGAAAACCCTTTGTACTGCTGCCCTGGGAGGAGCAGGCCATCCGGCAGTTTTACGGCGTCCAGGTCCGGGACGAGGACGGGACCTGGGTGCGCTACCGCAGATTCCTCTACGACGAGATCCCCAAGAAAAACGGGAAGAGCGAATTTGCGGCCGGACTGGGCCTGTACCACCTCCTCTTCGACGGGGAGGAGCGGCCCCAGGTGGGGGTGTTCGCCGCCGACAAGAACAACGCCGACATCATCTACCAGTGCGCCAAGTATATGGTGGAACACACCTGCCTGGGACAGCCGGAGGGGGACCCCATCGCCTGGGCCAGGGACAGCCGGCGGGAAATCCACACTAAATACGGCGGCGTGCTGAAGGTCTACTCCTCCGACGCGGACAGCAAGCACGGCTATTCCTTTTCCGCCATCCT